GGCTTCATCATAGGCGAAATTAAATCAGTTTTAAGAAACCTGTCAAGCGGGATTGAAGCAGTTTTCAGCCAATCCTTCATTTTGCCCCACATTTCGGCCCTTTTGTTGCCATACATGACCGGATTTGTCGATTTATTGCCAAAGTTGACACCTTTGACTTTGTACCTTTGCTCTTTCAAACGGTCAACAATGCCAGCCCCAAGGCCGCCTTCGTCAATCACAACTAAAGTAGGCTTGTATTCTTCAATCGCTTCGATCACATGGCCAACCACGGTCATGGTGTCGTCGCCCCGATGGCGCTGGATAGAGATAATGTCCCGCCCCTGCCGCACAGCGATGACTGTTGCATCCGCGCCAAAGCGGGCGGGGTCTACGCCGATCACAATTGGGGCACTTTGGTCTTGGTACTTAGGCCGTTTCATCGCGTCGTCTACCAAACTGACCGATATGAACTGATCGTCGCCTTCGGACGGGAACTGGCCATAGACCTCGACGTGCGCTTGGCTGGATTCGGGGCCGTACTCGTCGATGATCTGCTGATAGACCTGCTTGTCCGTCCCTTCAACCGTGCGGGCGTCAACTACTTTTGTAGTCCAGAACTCACGTTTGCTGTTGAAACACTCGTAAAAGTACCCCGTGTTGCGGCGCGGGTTGCTAAACGCCATCCAGAATCTGTTGGGCGTGTTTTCTGTAAAGAAGCCCGAGGTCACCGCCCAGATGCTGTCGTCAATACCAGACGCCTCGTCAAACACGACCAGCACACCGTCGAAGTTGTGAACACCCGCGTAGGCGTCAGGATTCTCCGCTGACCAAAGCCTGCCCTCGACGCCCCAGTAGCGCGTGCCTTTCTTAAGATCGCGCTCGACCAACTCCGTGAGCCACTTGGCTGGCATGACTCTTGTTGCGCTAACTTCAAACCAATGGCTGTTGATGGCAGTGGCCAACCATTTGGTAATCTCGGCCCATGTGACTGAGCGTAGCTGAGACTCACTGTTGGCTGAGATGATGGTCGTCGAGCCAATGCGCGTTGTGAGCATCCAAATCGTGATCCATGACACTAACGCTGACTTACCAATACCACGGCCAGAGCTAACCGCGCTTCTCAAGGTATTGAAGTCAACTAGGCCGTTGTTCTGTTTGATGTGGTCAGCGATCTCAGTTAAGACCTCACGCTGCCATTTGCGTGGGCCTTTGAAATGCTCTAGCGGCGTGCCAGGCTGACCCCAAGGAAACGCAAACATTACAAACGCCAGTGGGTTGTCCTTGATCGCTGGCGCCCACAGACGCGCCATGAGTTCCTGTTCGTCTTCAGCGCTGTATATGGTCGATTGCATGCTGGGTGTTCTCTATGATTACGGCATCTTCTACAGTTAGCGCTCGCTTAGTTGCCTCGGCCAGCGCGCCAGTGATGGAGATGCGCTGATCCACTTCAACCGAGATAGCCTGCTTGGCCACCCAGCCGTGTTGATGTTTGAGGATTTCTAACGCTGCCTTGGCGTCGCCGTCTAGGGCTGCGGCGTGCATGACCTTGGACAGTTCAATCTCGCCATCCGCTTTGCCTTTTTGCGCGGCAAGTTCCACTACGGGGTCAAGTTGCGTGAGTTGCCGGTATTCAATAGGCAGCATGCCTGCGGCAAGCGCCAGTGCGTCGCCTTTGAGGCCCAGCTTGGCCGCGTCATATACCGCTTTCAAGCGCGACTCTGTCGCTTCGACCTTGCGCGGTGTAAATGGAATCGAATGGAACATGTGTTCTCCATGCTGTTTGCACGTAGTTGGGAGTTTACAACAAAAAAAATTTTAGCAAAGAAAAAAATTGTTCACGACCCGTACGTTTTCGCTGGCCCTTTGCGCTCGGCCCTACCCCCTCCCCCTCGGATCTTTTTTGCTTTTTTGCCCTGGTGCTGCGCGGCCGCATGGCTTTGGGTCACTTGGGTCATGTTGCACCAGGTCATTTGGTCCGCATGGCTGGCGCCAGCATGGCCGGTGGCCTTGGGTCATTTGGGTCATTTGGGTCATGGTTTTAAATTGCAAGCATGGCCATGCATGCCGGTAGATCTTGGGTCATTTGGGTCATAGTTTTTTAATGACCCAAATGACCTAAAAGGTCATGGCCATGCGCGCGCGAAGCTTTAAAGCTTTGGGTCATTTGGGTCATTTTGTCATCGAATAAAAATCGGCGCCGGTAGACGCGTTGTCTACAATGCATGGTTTTATAGGTATTAACCCTTATATCAAAATCTTTTATTTTCTTAATTGGAAACCATGACCCAAATGACCCAAAGCATATTGCAAGTGAGTATCTGCGCCGTTTTGCGCTTAGGTCAATCGACGCGCCAGCATGGCCAAAGCATGACCTAAAAAACCCAAAACCCTACAATGTTGAAGGTCATTAAAATAAATGTTGTGTAGTGTATATACGCTATGCTAATATAGCGTCACTGGCGTAAAAAACCGGTAAACACTAAACTAAATTAAGGACCAAAATGACAAAATCTGAAACACGCGAACTAGTCAAAATCATTGGCTATCTTGATGAATCTAATCTGCGCGGCATGGCTGCGCGCTCGCTGGCCACATTGATTCGCAGCACACGCGGCCGAAACACACGCGCAGAATTATTAGATTTTGCGCGCATCAATCGCTTGAATGAGCGCATCGAATTCAAAATCTAAAGCAAACCCGGCCAGCTTCGCGCTGGCCTTCATTTAATAAACTAAAGGCAAAACAACATGAAAAAAGCATTATTTTTAGATCTACTGGCCGTGATCATCATCGCGGCTGCGTTGACAATCGGCGCGCTGGCCTATTTTGACATTCTCACAAAATAAGGGGCCGACCATGAAAAAACCCCTAGGATATATTTTGTACGAAGGCCCTTCTATGATCGACGGTTCGCCGATTGTCGTTATCGTCAACAAAATCGACGGATCCGACAATGCCAAAACCGGCGCCATGGTCCAAACTTTTATTATTCGGTCGGATATCGCGCCGGTGGCTGCGCTTCATTCTGGCGCCGATTATGCAATATGCGGCGATTGTGAGCACCGACCGATTTTGGCCAAAGATACTGGCGCGGCGCCATGCTATGTAAATGTGGGCCGTTCGGTCCGGTCGGTTTACGAAGCATACAAGCGCGGCCGGTATGAGCGCGCCGACACTGACACTATCGCGCGCGCCGTGGCCGGTTTACTCTTGAGAATCGGAACTTATGGGGACCCGTTCGCTGCGCCGGTCAAATACTGGCGCGCTTTGGTGCGATATGTGGCCGGACATTCTGGCTATTCGCATGCATGGAAAAACCCAAATTTTGACCATGCAGCATGGGCGCCCTTGCTCATGGCCAGCGCCGATTCTATCGACGACGCGGCGCATGCCAATTTATTAGGCATGCGGGTTTTTAGGGTTTCAATCGGCATTGACAAGCAAGCCGGGGAAACGACGTGCCCGGCCAGCGCCGAAGGTGGCAAGCGCGCCACATGCGCCACATGTTTATTATGCGCCGGGACAAGCAAGCAAGCGCGCGATATCGTTATTGCGGACCATGCGGCCGGTCATAAGCGCCGGGTTATTTCCATAGGGGTAGCAGCATGAATAAATTATTCCCTATTATTCCAGCCGGCCAGCCGGTCCCTTGTTTCATGTGCAGCCGGCCACTGGCTGGCCAGCCGGAACCGGTGGAAAACCCGCCAAAGCGCGGCCAGTGGCGCGCGTATTGCAGCGCGTGCGATATGTTTACATTTTTTGATAAAGGGGCCACAAATGACCATTAAAAGCATGCGCGCAAAATTCCCCGGCTATTGCAGCCGGTCCGGCGCCCGGATAAACCCGGGCGATGATATTAAATTTGACACTGTCGCGCGCCGGGCATGGCTGGAAGAACCCGGCGATACCCGCGTCATTTTCTACGGTGAACACGGCGCCAGCGTATTCCACCGGAACCCACGCGGCCGGTGCATCGATGCGCCGTGTTGTGGCTGCTGCACTATTTAAGGGGACCGTATGACATATGAGATACAAACCCGCATGCTGCACGGCTGGGAAAGCGCCGGGGATCAATTCGACACGCGCGACGCGGCGGCGGCCGATTTGGCCGATTTGCTGGCCGATTTGGCCCACGCCGTAGAGCATGGCCACATGGCCGATTTTAAACCTTCTGACTATAGGATCAAAAAAACATGAAATATATACAAAACGTGAAAATGACGTTTCACTACGGTAACGCGTTCGAGCTGGCCGGGATTGACGCGCAGCCCTTCGCGACGTTCACCCATGCCGGGATTGTGGACCGGGTCCTAATCGACAAGCTGGCGCGCGTCATGCGCGAACACGTCAACAAGCACGATAAAGACTTTTGCAACATCAAATTATCAACCGAAGACTGGGATTGTTAACCATGCAACATGTAACCATTGGCCGGACGGCCTACAAAGTAAATGACGCGCGCGACATTTTCGCGGAGCACGCCAAGTGCACCGGCAAGCATAGGACCGTAAAAAGTAAGGGCGCGGAGCTGCGCCGTTTTCCTAATTATTGGGACGGCATGAGCACGGCCGATTATGTGGCCATGTACTACGGTTTAAATAGCAGCGGGCGCAGCTTTCCGACGGCTAAGGGCGCACCCTATGGCACCGGGAACACGTTGACCGGGTTTTATGAGAATCTAAACACGGCGCCAGCCGCCACTTACACCGAAGGGGATATATATGAAAACGAAGGATAATTTGCACCCGCTCATGCGCGAGATAATCGCGCCCATGCGGCCATTGACCTATACGGACCATTACTACGTCGACCTAGGTTATCGGCATGAGCTGGGCCGGGTATCTGAGCATGAATACCGCATGGCGCTGGCGGAGGGGCCCGAGGCCCGGCGCCTAATGGAGCGCGGCGCCATGGAAGCGATGCAGAGGGCCTACTAGCATGGTCCTACTAATCGCGCTTATACTGGGCGCGCTGCTGGCCGTTCTCCTCGACCTGTAGCGGTTGCCAAACCTTTAAGGCCCCTATCACTAGGGGCCTTTTTTTATCACTTCACAAGGCGCACGGCCATGGGGGCCGGTAGATCCTCGACCATGCGGCGAAGGTCCGATTTGCTCATGTTGGCCATGTCAGGCGCGCAAAATAGGTGTTTTTTACTTTGGAAATCACCCGAGGCCACGCGGCCAAGGTCGACCCAGCCAGCTTCTTTCAGGGCATGCAATAGCGCAGGCTGGGGGACCTTCACGCCACTAGGCGCAGCGCCAGCCACGCGGTCACACAGTGCATGGAAGGGGGACGCCACCACGCCCTTAGAAAACTCGCCCAAACGTCCGCGCATCAATTCGACAAGGTAGGACTCGGCCATGCTCATACCATGCTCGACAAGGTTTAGCTTAAATTCGGTCATCATGGGCGCAGCGCCAGGATTAAAGGCGGACACGTCGCGGGCCTGCAGCCACGCGCCCACGGCGGCGAACCCGCCGGTTTTGTACCACGCCCACATTTTGGCGGCGGCGTCGGCGGCCATGCGCGGGGCATGGGACCAGATGCACATCCAGCGGCGGTCTTGAGAATCTAAGCTAATCGGCACGGGGTCATTTGAGAATGCCAGCACAAACACGCGGTTGGCCATTTGATAGGGGTGCAGGCCCTTGCGGTTCACGGTCAGCATCTCAGGGGGCGCGGCGATGATGGGCTTCAGTTTATTTGCTAAGGCCCTTCTTTCCTTCGCGTCGGGTTCTTTCAACTCATTCAAGATCAGGATCTCGGACTCGAGGGCATAGCCAAATTGGCTGCTCATTGTGTCGTTGTCCAGCAGGCCACGGTTTTTAAGGTGCGGGCCACACACGGCCCAAATGAACGGCGCCCACATGGTATCTTTGCCGGACCCCTGGTCACCGCCATGCAGCACAGCGTGATTGATTTTAATGTTGGGGTGTTGCAGTTTGAAGGCCATCACGTTCAGGATGTGGTCCAACTCACGGGCGTCGGGCACCAGTGTTTTGCAGTGATCCATCCAAGGCCCCACGTCACCAGCGGCCACGGTTGGCCGGGCATCGCGCCAGCGGTTGCCGTAAAGGTCACCGTCACGGGCCACAATGACCGACTCGCCTGCGGCGTAGGTGATGCCGACAAGGGCCTTGGCGCCCATGGTCTGGCGGTTCTCATCAAAGCACACGGACGCCTCGACCTTGGGGTTTTTGCCATGGATCGACTTGCAGGGGATGTGACGGAACAAAGCATTAAAGGTCTGGCGGGAGATCTCGCGGCGATCTTGCATGTCAAAGTAGGATTCGTCGTCCTGAATGTACGCAAAGCGCTCATACCACTGCGCCTTCTCGACACGGCCCAACTCTTTGCGCTCGACCTCGGCGATCACGGCGGACGCGTCATCGGTGAACATGTCGGACGGCGTCAACTTGGCCAGCGCCTGGTCCATGGCCATTGTCAGCAATTCTTCGCGCAGGCCCGGCGCATGCTTGGGTCCGCCATTGTCGGACACCCACTTGAGGAACACGTTCGAGTCAAGGTCGACGCAGTGGCTATGCAGACAGCGGTAGGCACGGTTGGCGGGCATGTAACGGCCCTCGGGGTTGCCGTCGGTGTGGTTGGCTGAATTGGGGCAGATGATGCCAGCCCAGCCTTCTTGGTTGGGGTGCGACAGCAGTAGACCTTGGCCACTGAGCCACGCCATAACGTCATCAGCGCCGTCGTCCGACAAGCGAATTGGACGCACGCCGATAGAGTCGGCAGGCGCGGGCACCACGTCCAAGGCGGTGCAGATCTGCTCAAGGGTGAAGTCACGTTCGGGGTGGAATTCCACCAACTTGGCGGCGAAGTTTTCACGACCTGGCTTCAAGTTGATTGAGCCGGGCAGGCGGAAGTTACGCACGGCGTTGATGGCGCCCTTATCGGTGTAACCGGCGTCGGCAATGGACTTGATGGCCGCCGCGAAGTCGGCCTTGGTGGGCTGCTCTGAGAATGCATAGCCCCACTGGAAGGAACCCGGCGACGTCTCAATTTTCCATGTCGGCTCGATGGGTGGGACCTTGGCCTTGGTGCCCACGTCGTCCAGCACCATGACAAGCACATACTCGCAACACGCCACGCCAGCACTTGGGTGGCCGTCTTTAAATCGGTCGATGATAAAGCTGGCGGTGTTGCCGTAGATCGCCCAGTCTTTTTTGATGTTGGCCGTTGGCAGCATGGCGGGCCATGTGCATTTGATTGCGCCGTCTGCATGGAATTGCATCTCGCCATCTTTGAGCATGGGCTTTTGGCGCACGACCAAAGCAGTCTCACCCTCGGGCGCTAAAGAAATTAAAAATTCAAGAAAGTTCATTTGCCATACCTTTTCATAGTTTCAACTTCAGCGTTCAAGGGCAGGCCATCTGCCCATGCTGGCGCTGTACACATCACACGTTTTAATTTTTCTGCTGCATCGGGGTCGGCAGTCTCGACAACAATTTCGTCATGCACATGAAGCACGACATCATCAAGTTGTCTAAGGGAATGTCTAAGTAGATCATTGGCGACCGCCTGAGTCACATTTTCACATGCCAAGCCTTTCCAAAGGCGGGCACGCGGCCATTCTTTTGCATCTTGCGCGGGCTTCCATGCCGCCTTGGCATAACTGACGCCCTCCGATTCCAATTTGGCATAGGGGTAGCACAAAATGCGGCCAGATGGTAGGGCATACCATAGGTGCAGGCCATCGTACAAATATGTTATACGGCCAGCCTTAAATTCACGCCCCTTGTTTCTCATTGCTCGGGTGTACGATTCCTCAAGCGCCGCCCAATAAGGTACGCTCCAAGGATTAGCACGGCGCCAGCCATCGACCATGCGCTTGGCCACAGGCTCAGGCAAAGAAATGCCGTAAGCGCGGCCCATGGCAGCAAAAGCTCCCACACCACCAGCAAAGCCGCAGGCCAACTCTTGAACCTTGCCAATCTGGCGTTGGTCTTTGGTGACGTCTGCCACGCGAATACCAAATGTTGCGGCCGCGTTGACTTTGTAAACGTCCTCGCCCGTTCTAAAAAGCTCAAGTTTGTTGTCCCCACGGCCAGACAGCCACGGGTTAACGCGGGCCTCGATGGCCGCCCAGTCTGCGACGACGAAGTGTTTGCCTGTTGCAGGGATGAGCGCGGGTCTGAGCATTCCTTTGAGTACATCGGTAACGCGCTTTCCATACCGAGGCACGATTGCGTGTCCCCTGACCATAGCGTTGCGTACGGCTGTGGGTTCTTCAGCGCATTTGCGTGTGAAGTTGTGGACTTGGGCGCCATACGAACTTGATCGACCAGTTGCTGAGCCTCCCGCAAATACGAACGCTCCGCGTACCCTCTGATCCTCCTCGTCCGCCAGACAGCTAAGTCGGTTGAACTTCGCCACAGACGACGCCCAGAGGTCGTCGGCGCATTGGATAACTTCTTGGACATCGGCAGGGACTTCATCGGGATTCTCCATTGCTAGTAAATTTGCACGCACCGTTTTGTCGATGGAATACTTGCCGTCTTTTTCCATCAATTTTTTTGCTTCATCACCCACGCGCTCAAGCACCCACTCACGCATGCGAGGGGAACGAACGGAAGTGATTGCGCCGCCCGTGACTTCTTTGACAATCTGCTCGATCTCAACAAGTTCATCGGAGGCAAACTTAACAGCCGCGTGACACAGCGGCACATCGACCAACACGCCGCGATCATTGATGCGCTCGTTGACGTGGTAATCTTCTAATTCTTCTGCGCTTAAGTCACGCATGGCCTGACTGATTGCACGCATGGCGCGCACGTCTTGCTCACAGTACTGGATCATCTCGGCCATCAATTCAGGCGAGTCTTTGAACGGCGGCACGCACATCAAACGAATCAGTTGCGCGCCTCTGTGGTCTTTCTTCATGGACGCGCCAGCAAAGCGGCCAACGTCTTCCAGACTGCCAGGCGCGCAGTTGGCGCGGGCTTGTGTGGCCGTGCAGTAGAACTGTTCCAACTTAAAATTTATTTGTAAGACGTACCAAAAGATCAAGCGCTCAAACGCCGCGTTATGCGCCCTGATCTGGCCGGTGTAGTTGCGAACGCGCTCGGGGAATGGCTGGGCAGGCATCCATGTCACCACGTCTTCATCGTCAAACGCATACGACATGCACAGCACTTCGGTACTTGCGTCTTGCGCGTAGTTGTACACGCCCTTGGCGCGTAGGTCGCACGTACTGCGCGTCTCAAAATCTAACCAAAGCATTGGCATCTCCTTTCCAAAGCCCCCTGTCACGAGGCTTCAGAAAGTTAGACGCTACGGCGGCGGCGTGCTGGTGTTGAGGGCTTTTCTTCCTCAGCAGCTTCAACAGCAGGCGCCTCACCATCCATGCTGACCCACTCGACAATCTCAAAGACTGGCGTGTAAATCTTGCCGTAGGACTTGTGGGCGTAGTGGTCTTTCTTCAGACGCACGACTGGCACTGGCTTAGTTTGGTCTTTCTCGACTTGCTCGGCCAAGGCCACAGCCAAGGTTTGAACTGCGCGCTTACCGCCCACTGACGTGGTGGTAAAGCGTGCTTCCATTCCCTTGTCTTCGCCGCTGATGCACTTCAAAGACATACCAACTTGCGTCTCCCAACCCTTTTTGGCTGAAGGCGGTGCCTCATCCAATTCAGGCAGTGGGTTGCTGACGCTGGTCATTTTCTCGCCCAACACTTCGCCATCACCCCAAGCAATAAAGCCGTGGACAAAAGAGAAAGGATTGACCGCCCAAACAGCACCGTCTTCCACTTCGGTTTGATCTGCACCAAAGACCCAGTGGCCAGTCTTGTCCATCTTAAGGATGACAACACCGGATGGGCCAACTTCGGCTTGGATTGAACGCAAAGCGCTAGACAAGGTTGAAACGGCAGGGAGATTTGCTTGAGAGAAGGTTACTAGACTAGACATGATTTTCCTTTACTGGATTTTAGAAAGGGCAGCAGATAACTGTTTGCCCAAGAGCATCACTTCGGGTCGTGGGTCATCCACGCTTGCCAAAGTGTTACCTGACGAGATGGCGACCACGAGGTCTTCTGGTAGGCCGAGCTTGCGTTTCTTCAACGCCTTCTCGGCCTTCGCAGGGGAGACGACAGAAGTCTCCATCACTTCAGATTCTGTGAGGCCGTATGCGAAAAGGGCGACTTTGGCCTTCTCCTCATCCGTCCATGACCTGATGGCACGCTTTGCCACCAGTTTGTATTCGGGCAACTTGGCGCCAGACTCAAGCATTTGCATGGCAAGGGCGCGAAGGTCTGTGATCCAACTCTCAAGCATGTCAGCGTTCTTAAGGTAGGTGCTGATTTGCTCGGCAGGCAAGGCGTCGATTTGCACCTTCAATGCGCGATCAACTGCGCCAGTCATCTTGGGGCAAATTGGCTTGGCCGCGCACCAACGGCAGTGGTCACCGACGGCCAACTTGGCGTCAGGCTTCTCAGCTTGCTTGACGGCCTGCACCAACTGCAATTCAAACTCTGCAATGCGCTCAGGTGTTGTCACCCAGCGGCGCACTTCAGGCGGCTGGACAATGACCATTTCAATCTCAGTCACGCCCTCAAACGCCCACTGCGCTTCCGGTGTACGCATAGCGGCGGCGGCATAGAACATCAACTGGGGGTTTTCTTCCACCTCAACCATGACACCATCACCGAATTTCCAATCCAAAACGACGGCGCGATTACCAAGGCGGCCAATAAGATCAGTGGAACCAAACACACCAGGCAGCAGATCACCAAAGCCAACTCTAGTCTCTGCTTCAATTTCCATGACTCGCTTTGAATCAATAGCATCTAGCGCCTCCAGCGCTGGTTTGATTTTGTTGTCGATCAATTCTTGCGTGAGAATTTGGTCTTCATAACGCGCGCCAAGGTAATGCTCGGGGGCTTCGTCACCCATGATGAGTTCGGCCATGACGTTGTGAAGAAGTGTGCCTTCATCAGCGTATTTGCTGGATGGCCTTGGCGGCATCTTCTGCACTAGCGCCACACTGCCGGGGCAGTTGATAACGCGCTTTGCTGTTGAGCCGCCGACGATATTTGAATGTTGCACTTTACTGTCCTTTAGTTATTGAACCTGAATATTAGCACAGAAATAATTGTTGTGCAAATCTTTTTTACATGTATACTTTGCGGCATGCGTGAAAAAGAAATTGAAATTTATTTTGACTGGGCGGTGCAGCGCATCGGCGGCAGGACTTGGAAGTTTACTTCGCCTGGACGCAAAGGTGTAGCAGATCGCATTGCGTGTTTACCCGATGGCCAGACATGGTTTGTCGAACTCAAAACTAAAAGTGGCCGGTTGTCAGAATTGCAAAAAATGTTTGCGACAGAGATGGCGCTGTTGCGTCAAAACTACGCATGTTTATGGACTAAGGAACAAGTTGATGGTTTCGTTACGACCGTATCAAGAGACAGCCGCTGACTTTCTCTATGAGCATGACCGCGCCATGATCTTGGCGCCAGTGGGTGCGGGTAAGACCGCCATCACGCTGACGGCCATGTGGGAGATGTTGCGTGATAACCACGTCAAGCGCTGGCTGGTGCTGGCGCCCAAGCGCGTCTGTACCGACGTGTGGCCAGTCGAGCGCCCTAAGTGGGCTGACCGTATCAGCATGGCTCTGTGCGTTGGCACACCTAAGCAGCGCTTGGCGGCTCTTAAAAGCAACGCCCAAGTGATCGTCACCAACTACGACAACTTGCAGTGGCTAGCCGAGCAGAAGCTGAACTT